GAAAACTCTTTTGAATACTGTCCCCAAACCTCCAAAAATTTTCAACAGTGGGCCCTTAAATAGTTTTATAAGAGGTGTTAAAAATCCTTTAAATTTGCTGAAGAATCCAAGCAATCCTGCAAAGAACCCTTTACTTTTTTTCTCTTCACTCTTCTGAATTTCTTTGTTGGGTTTGTTAGTACCATCAGCGATGTCTTGAAGGAGATCTTTTTGTTCTCTATCTTTTTCTGCTTTTGCAAGGTCGTTACCGACTATGGCATCCCTTAAATCATGAAGACTATTTGTCTGCACCCTTGCTGAAATAGAGATATCATCTAGTTCGTCTACAATTTTCTCATTGCCAACAGAAACCTCTCCCTTCAAAGACTTGATGGAATTGGATCCTTTATTTCGATCCAAGTCTCCCTCTGCTCTAATTCTATCTATAATTCCTAAGAATGATGGTTCTTCAGCCATTGTTTTTCTTTATCCTTTCATTTTCTTCTTTCACCCAATCCAATAACATAGAAGTATAAATTTGCCTTTCCCACGGAATCATGTTGTCAAGTTCTGATAAACTATAATTATGATGATGCATCATGGAAAAATTAGTTTGATAGTGATTGGCGAGTGAATCGTGAGAAAGGCAAATTAGAAAAAAGATTGAATTCCCTCTAATGTATATGTGTTCTCATGTCCACACTCCGAACATTTAAAAGTAACTGTATGTTTTAGTGTTGGTTGATTTTTAACGAAATTCTGAATTTCTTCTAAATTTTTATGAGTAAAAGAATCGATGAAAGCATCTAGTTCCTCTCTACTGACACTATCAACAGAATATACACTTTTTTCATCATATATTGTTTCAATTACTGTAGATATGACTGAGTTGATGTTATTCTGATCCAGTTTTCCTAATCTCTTGATTGAAACAGGAGAAAGAGTTATACCAACACCCTCAGCTAATTCTATAGTGTTGTCCGGAACATTTTCTGGAAAATCAACAGAAACATCCTGAAGATTGACAGTCACTTTATTGCTAGCCCCACACTTCTCACACGCCAAAGAAAAATTACTAGTTTCTCCTACACTCTTTTCTCTTAATTTCAGAAGAATATATTCCAAATCATAAGTGAATAAAGAGTCTACGTCTATTTTTCCAAACGTACATGCTTTTATTATTTCTTTGATTGACGATTCTATTTGAGAAGCATCATCTGATTCTTGTGCAATCATAAGTATCTTCTCTTCCTTCACGAGGAAAGGACGATACTGCAATTTCTTTTTAGTCGAAGGTACAACTAGGTTGTACTTCGGCGCTTCTAATACTGGTAATGGCATAATCTATATTAATCTATTAAGCACGCCTCCAATTACATTTTTAACACCACCGATGGAGGAGGCAAGTGATCCTTCGGTTTCATAATCTTCGTATGTCATTGTGACATTCAATTTTTGGGTTTCAGCTGATGCGTTATTCAACTCAATTGTATTTACCGTTACTGGAAAGGCGTTTTTCAATTTAACACCATATATCGGAACGTTCTGTTGATTTAACTGTTGTATTGTTACGTCAGTTACATATTCTTTTCTGTAGGCAACCTGATATGTTTCAGGATTTATAACCAAACTTGTCCAACGATCAAAAAGTTTTTTCATGTGGTAGTCATTAGTCAAGTGAAAAACAAAACTCACATCTTCATTGAAGTATCCTTGTGGTTCTTTTATAGATTGCCGATAGTTCATGTTCTGATGATCGAGTGTTTGTATCTGACGGCCGGGCAAAGAACAACTCTCACAAAGAAGTGAAATATCTCTTGGATCGTTTACAAGTTGTGATGGGGCAAAGTTGCCACTCAAAAGATTGCTTGCTACATTCTGCAAGTCTAAGTTCAAGAGAGTTTGCGATGGAGGAGCCATGAAGATCGCGAACCGATTCGACGGAGCCAATCCGCTTCTTCGACTGATGACTGACTTGAAGTCATCTATCGTTGTTGGACTTATTGTACCTTGAATTTTTTTAACTAAAGACATTATGCTATAAGTTTACGTGATTTTCTCCAGACAGTTTGCCTCTTGTTTTTTACAAACTGGTCGGTCGGCATGAAGAGTGCGGCCTCCCATTCGGTCGCCGGAACTTCTGATACTCTTGATTTAATGTTTGAGGTAAGATATCTTTTGAAACAGGGTTCGAACTCTTTGAGTTTACTAGCTCCAGACAAAAGACCATAGGATAGACGAAATTTTGTACTTCGATTGTATTTCTTGTTGGTCATGTAATCCGTCAACCTATCAAAGAATATTGCCCTTCTCTTTGGATCGAGATAGTGAAGATTCAACCCATAGAAACCTTTTGGTGCTCTATCAACCATAATGATAAGAGGAAACTTATCGTAGTATGGTAGAGTTTCCTTGGTCTTTGGATCGTAGAAGTACATAAACATCCGGCCAGTGAGCGGTTTGTTCACCTTGATCAAATTCTCGTCTTTCAGTATCTTGTTTCGACTAATTGTTTTGATGCTACTAAGACGCTTTTTAAACCACTTCAACGACTCTTCGGTTCGAGGTTGAACACCTGAACGAAAAGCATCTGCTTGTAATTTATCAAAAAAAGATACGGCCATGTATCTATTTATATGATTACGTCAACAATTTAATCCCCATTCCCTTCAAAGTTTCTTCTGTCCAGATTTGAAAGATCAGGCCTCGATCTGCACAGTATTCTTCAGCAGCCTCCCACTTCGAGGTGTTCTTGATGTAGGTCATTACTTCGTTAAGGTAACGTTTTGTTTTTCGAGAACGATCTCGGGGTGGAACAGTCTCCTTTTTCGGTTTGATTTCAATCAAATACTCCTTATCTTTTGTCTTGATGTAAACATCCGGAAAGTATCTATGACGTTTTCTATCGGTCTTGCATCGATATGGGACGATAATCTCTTCGCTCGACCACCGAAGAACACTTGGATTTTCGTCACACCAACGAAAAACCTGTCTTTCCCACAAGGATCTAAAGATAACCTGAGTTGGATTACCTTTATACTTGTCCGGATTCTTTACTTTATATCTCCCACTATATGCCATTTTTTCTTATAAATAAGAACAGAATCTATTTATCTATGGCACTACCAATCAAATTATCAGGTCTCGGAAAACAAGCAAATGCGTTAGTAAGAAACGCTGGTTCACAGTTGTCATCATCGGTTTCCGACATCGGAAAAAATTTGACGAAATCGAAACTCAATGTACCGGAATATCTTGCCTCAAATAATACTGATGGATTAATTTATCCTTTGGTATTACGAGGTCAACCAAACGTAAATATCATTGAGTTTAAGGCCTTTGAAAATAGAGGAGACGGTGTTAAACAACACCACATCTGGTTTCCCTGTCCAGCAAATATTGCAATCAATGATTCTGCAACATACAACACAATCGATCTTGGGGCTCTTGGAGGAGCAGCGGCCGCGACTGCTCAGGATGCATTGTCGTCTGGATCAGGTGTTTCTGGACTTGCAGGTGGAGTAGGCAGTCAAATACAGGAGGCCAGATCTAGTTTCAAAGAAGGAGAACAGGCGGCAGCTGCCTTACAGATGTTACCCTTTAGTGACGAAGTTTTTGGTGCATCAAAACTTGCGTCAAGAGTTCTTCTCAATCCAAATACCAATACCACATTTAGTGGAAACGCAATACGATCTTTTACTTTTGCATTTAAGATGATTGCACATTCTCCCGAAGAAGCGGAAATGATTCGAAAGATTCATTCAAAATTCAGATCATTCACTTACGCAGATTCTCGATCTAACGCACAAAGCATGATACTTGCGTTTCCTCCAACTTGGACTATACGTTTTCTTGATGGAAACCTAACTGAAAACAAATTTATACCAAAGATTTTCTCTTGTTATTTAGTATCAATTGAATCCAGTTTCAATTCAACAACCAACATGTTTCATCGTGATGGAGCGCCTCTCGAAGTAGACGTATCAATATCCTATCAGGAAACAAGGACTCTTACAAGAACTGATATCGACGGTCTTGAGGCGGGATCTATTGGTGTTGATCGAGGTATTGATTCTGAAACCGGAGCTCCGGCTGTTAGTGGAAATCCGAAGGGAATAGTAGATGCAGATAACAAGCGACAGCAAGCAGCAACCGCAGCAGCGGCCGACAATATAGCGTAATTAAATATGTCATTTTTTCAACAATTTCCTATAATAGACTACGATCTTCAAGAGACTAATCAGTTCTCAAAAAGGTTTGATATCTTTCGACACGTCGATGTTTCTACTACTCAGAGTGATGAATTTACATCTTATCTCTACTATCAGGTAAAAGATGGAGAAAGACCGGACATAGTATCATACAAGCTTTACGACACTCCTGATTATTACTGGACATTCTTTGTCATCAATGACTTTCTGCAAGCTGGTTTTAATGAGTGGTACAAATCATCTTTTGATTTTCATCGTGGTTTAGAACTTGAGTATGATGATCATGGTGCTCTTATCTTTCTTCCTAGCTACTTGCCGCCCGATCTGACCAATACGGCAGATCGTGTCGAAAATGCGATAAGTGGTTTGGATGTTACTTACTCGGATTTAAGACTTGCTCGAGTAGGATCTTCTCCTCAAGATACCGCAAAGATTGAAAGGTTCGATCCTTTTATGTTGCAGTTGATTACTCACGAAGCAAGTTCTGATTCATTTTATAACTCAAGTGGAACATATCACTTTGCGTTTTCATCGACCGCAACAAACGCAGGTAAGACTGCTTGGCTCAAGATCTACACCGATCATTTGAAAAGTGTTAATGTTTATGATCAAGCTGGCGTGTTGGAGGAAGGAGATCTTTCGACTTACACTTACACACCTGAGAGAGCATACTCCTCTTTACTTGATGCACCATTCAGATTTAAATCAACAGTAGTCGATCAAAATTTTGAGGCGGATGTTGTGCAAACAACAGAAAAGGCGAAGGATGATGTAATTGGTGCCTATGATTCTTTAATTAGAGGACAGGGAGATATCACTAATTTCAAAAGTTGGTATGAGTATGAACTAGATAAGAATGAAGCAAATCGACAAATACAATATGTCCGGCCAGAATTCATAGAACAATTCGCCGATGAGTACAAAGCACTGATTAACTTATAGTATGGCAATCACCGGAAAGAATTTAGACCTTAGTTCAGATAAGGCTTTTATCCCATCGGCTTATAAACTTAAGACGATAATTTTTACGAACTACAGAGGCGATGAGAAGGAAATTCAAAACATTGCCGTTAAGATGTCTATTAGTGAAAGTTTGTATAGCCAATCTTTGACTTTGAACCTAACACTTAAAGATAGTACAAACCTTATCGAAGAATTTCCTATCATTGGTCAAGAAAAGATTCAAATTAAAATAGAGTATAAAAAAAGAAATGGTAAACCCAAGACTTTGAATCTTAAATTCTACGTTGCTGAATATCCAACATATGGAACAACTGACAGATCATCATACGTTCAGATAGTAAGACTGGTTGGAATATCCGAACAATCTTACATATCAAATCAGAAAAAAATATCAAAGGGGTTCACTGATAATACTGCAACTCGAATCAAAAAAATACTCACCGAGGATCTTCTTCTTCCTGAAAAGAAATTTCGTGAGGCAAATGATGCGTATAAAGCAATTAGTTCAGTCAAAGGTGTCATCAACACACAGAAACCAATGGAAGCCATTGAGTGGTTGAGGAGACAAACCTTTGATGTAAACTACTCTCCTTTCTTTTTCTTCCAGACTCTAAACGGAAAATATAATTTGTCCTCTCACGCAGAACTTGTTGATGATGATGTAAACAAAGTATTTGATACCTACTATGACACAACAGACTTCAATACTGAAGTTGGTACAGAAGAAGATTTTCTTCAGAGAGCTCAGAGAATATTAAGTGTTGCATCGGAGTTGAAGTTGAATAAGAGTATACAATCAAGAAGAGGTGCTTTTGCCTCAACAAATCGATACTTGAATTACTCTGATAAAAGTTATACTAAGTTCGAGTATGGTTATGATAAAGATTTCATTGATAAGAAACCAACACTCGAAGGTAAGTCTATTCTTTCAGATCAATTTCTGATTGAAGGAGACTCATTACTTGATTTCGTCGAATCTCACTGCGAGTATATTTCTGTCAACAGTAAAGCATTTGAGGGAGATCAAGCCAAAAACTATAACGAGGAATCAAAAACTTCTCGTCATTTTCTCAACGCTTACAATTCTCTCTTCAACACATTTACACACGATATCAGATTGCATGGTGATTTTAAACTCAATGCGGGAAGAAAAATAATCTTAGAGTTTCCAAAAGCAATCGATCCAAGTATCTATCGAGACTTTGCAGATAAGCCAAGTACAAAACATTTCAACGAATTTCTTTCAGGTAAATACCTGATCACTTCAGCGATTCACGAGTTTGAAAACGATGAATATTACGTGAATCTCCGTCTGAAGAGAGATTCTTTTTCGATTGATCTATAATGAATGAGTACGGAGACAGTTTTGTTGGTGGTAATTTCCTTTGGTTCACCGGAGTAATAGAAGATGTAAATGATCCCGAGGAGATGGGTCGATATCGTGTCCGTTGTTTTGGATATCACACAGAAAGCAAAGGGGATATCGAAACTGAGGACTTGCCCTTTGCGACGGTAATGATGCCCATCACATCCGCATCTACTTCTGGTGTTGGTCAATCCGCAACTGGTCTGGTTCAAGGTTCTTGGGTGATTGGTTTCTTTCGCGATGGAGGAAACGCACAAGATCCGGTCATCATGGGATCTATTCCATCGATGCACAACGATAGGCCAGATTATGCAGAAGGTTTCTCGGATCCGGATGAGGTTTATCCTCTTGATGGGACACTAAAAAAACCAGATACTCCTCAACCTGCTCGAAAGGATTATGAGGATTCCGCAGTCTATAAAAGCAAAGCTGCTAGATCTATCACTTCCATTACTCCTACCGGAGATGCAGAACCTTGGTCACTCCCATCTGGAAGTAATATTGCTCCCACATATCCTAAAAATCATGTGTATCAAAGCGAGTCTGGTCATGTTGTAGAGTTTGATGATACAAGTGAGAAGGAAAGAATCTCAGTCTATCACAAGTCTGGATCGTATGATGAAGTCTATGCGAGTGGAGATAGGGCCGTTGTGATAGTTGGAGACTGTTACGAAGTGGTTATCAAGGATAAGAAAATTCATATCACCGGAGACTTAAACTTAAATGTTGATGGTAATATGAACACAAAGATTTCCAAAAATTTAAACTTAGATGTAGGAGGAGAGATGAATGTCACCGTAGGAGGATCACAGACGATTACAGTCGGTGGTGATCAGGAAACAACTATCACCGGAAACCAAAACATTACAGCGTCAGTTACAAATATCAACAATAATGTCAATGTTACTGGTACTTTAGATGCAACAGTAGATGTGGTCGCTGGAACACAAAACATAAAATTAGTGACACATAAACACTCTGGTGTGACGGCAGGTGGAACTTTGACTGCGGTTCCTCAGTAAAAACCTTATAAATAGATAAAATGGCAATCCTTGATTACAATCAGAAAAAAACAGGACAATCACGAGTTTTTGATAAGTCTTCAAACATATCAAAGGTTGACACATATTCAGACTTAGATCTTTTTTTCACAAAGCATCCAATTCTCAATGATATTACTCCTCTCAGAGATCTTGATGCAGTAAAACAGGCGGTGGTAAATCTTGTTCTCACTAACTTCTTTGAAAGACCATTTCATCCAGAGATTGGTGGAAATGTAACATCAAAGTTATTTGAACCTGCGGATAGATTCACTGCTTCCGAGATAAGAGATGAAATTAAAGAAGTTTTAAAGAATCATGAACCACGAGTGAATGGTGTAAATGTTGCGGTGTTTGATCGATCCGATGCTAATGCATATACGGTCAATATCGCCTTCAATATTATATTCCTTCAGGCTGAAACAGAGGTAACATTTAACTTACAGAGACTTAGATAAGATGGCACAATTCAACACAACAGAGCTTGACTTTGATCAGATAAAAACAAACCTCAAGAACCACTTTACAAGAACTGGTAGTGCGTTCGCTGACTTTGACTTCGAAGGATCGGGACTTAGTTCTCTTCTTGACATATTAGCGTACAATACTCACTATAACGCAGTCAATGCTCACATGGCCATGAACGAATCCTTTTTGGATTCTGCACAGTTAAGAGCGAATGTTGTTTCGAGAGCAAAACTTCTGGGATACACTCCCTCAAGTAAGAAGGCTCCCGTTGCAACTATTAATCTAACACTTACTCGCAAAGCAACGAGTACCGCCGCGGAATACACCCTTGTTAGGGGAACAAAATTTAGAACAGTTGTCAACGATGTCACTTACATTTTTCAGACAATTGAAGATACAACAGTTGGATTGAGTCTCACCAATAAGTTTGTTTTCGAAAACCTGAAAATTTTTCAAGGAACACAGAGAACGATTGATTATACCGTTGACAACTCAGCATTTCAAAAATTTATTATCAACTACTCAAATGTTGATACATCCACACTTAAAGTTGAGGTGCTTGGAACACCAGATGATCTCACACCGGATACTTACACAAAATTTACCACATTCACAAGCATAGACTCAACCAGTCAGATTTATTTTCTTAACGAGAATGGAGATGGATTTTTTGATGTCTCGTTTGGAGATGGAGTTCTTGGGAAGAAATTGAGTGCCTTAGATATTGTAAGACTCAACTTCCTTGTTACTGACGGAGCAGACTCGAACGGAGCAACAAGTTTCACTTATGTAAGTGGTGCAGATGAAATTGTTACGGGCGCTGCAACTATTACACTAGTGACAGGCGGAAAGGCCGCAGGTGGTGCAGAGAAAGAATCATTATCAAGTGTTAAATTCAATGCTCCTCTTACTTTCATATCACAGAATAGAGCGATAACAGCCGAGGATTTTAAGACTCTCATAACACAAAATATTGCGAGTGCCGGTGATGTTTCAGTTTGGGGTGGTGAAGATAATGATATCCCAAACTTTGGAGAAGTAAATATCTCAATTCGACCAGCAGATACTTCACAATTAACTTTAACGCAATTAGAAAAGGACGAAGTTGAGGCATTTCTTGACAAGAGAAGGGTTGTTTCGATCAAACCAGTTTTGAGAGATCCCCTTTATCTTTTCTTATATTTCGAAACATTTTTTAAGTTTGATATTACTAAGACAACGAAGACAAAAGATGAATTAGTAACGGATGTTCGTTCAACTATCAGTAGTTTTAGTGACAACAATCTCAACAACTTTGATGGTGTTTTTAGATACTCAAAGTTTTTAGAAAAGATTGATGATACTAATGTCGCTATCACTGGATCAGTTGCTCGTTTGTACGCATATAAGAATCTTTCAATCACTGTTAAAAATTTAGTATCCGCAAATGATAGTTTGGATTTTGGATTTGCAATAGACGGAGCTGTTGATCAAACGGAATCTATGATTAGTTCATCTACTTGGACAAGCGGTAGTTCTGATGTTCAATTAGCAGATGAAGAAATTGCTGGAGACACAAAACAGCGTCGAGTATTTGTATTTAAACTCAAATCAGATGGAACACAGGAGAAGGTCGAAAACAATGCAGGGTTCCTTGAGCCGGCAACAGGTAAACTTACCTTAAACAATTTAAAAGCAGATGCATCAGCAACTGTAAAAGTGAAGGTAAGACCTGCTTCGGATGACCTTGTTTCAAAGAGACAGGAAGTTATTTCAATTGATATGGGAGAAACCACGGTTGTTGGAGATATTGATTCAAGTGTGAGTGGTGTTTCGAGTTTGTTATCATCTTTTGAAACTGTTAGAAGAGACGGATAATGGCGCATAAACAAAAGACAGTAGGAGAATCTCATATACACAATAGGGAGGCGGAAGGAGTTTCTTCTCTTTTTCCGTTTCAACTGCGGGGAAAGTCTGCTAATCTTATCTCGTTTTTAGAGGACTACTATAAGTTTCTAAATCAAAAGGATCAGCCCACAAATGTCATAGATCGTATTCAACTCGAACATGACATCGATCTTGTTGATGCGAAATATCTTGAAGAATTAAAGAAAGAAATTGCAAAGAACATACCAAACTCTGATGCTCTTGATAATAGGCAACTCTTTCGAAATATCTTAGAGTTTTATAAGACTCGTGGATCACAAGATAGTATTGCTACATTCTTTCGTTTGTTTTTCGATGACGTTCCGTCTGTCGTATATCCAGCAGATTTTCTTTTCAAACCTTCAAGTGGGGATATCAACGTATCGGGTTTCATTAAACAGGATGGAACTCGCGTCGAGTACGACGGTGCAACGGATACATTTTCTTCTGCCATTCCAACGGGCCCTACAATTTTGACTCCTGATTTTGTTCCAGCAGATCCAGGCTACTTGAAGATCGGAAGTGATTTCGAAGATGTATTTTGGACTTATGGTAAATTAGCAGCAGATAAAACATTTAGAATTCGAGTTGCGAAGGATAGATCGGATTCTGGTTTTCAGTCACCTCTTAACAGCCCTGGCGGAAATATTTCAGGGTTTGCAGTATCTACTCGACTTAACTCTGGTGATAATAAATTATCAACCAATCTCACCAACAATAGTCCACTGTCAATAACGATTGACACTAGTGAAATAGTATACGATTCTCCTAATGAAAATTTTACATACAGAGTTGGAACTTATATCGAAGATTCTCGAATCTTTCAAAAGAACCTTGATACGGGAGAGATCACAGTTTTTCAAGACATCAATTCTCCCAATGAGCCTTATGCAAAAACACTCGATCTTAATAATAGACACTTGTACTTTGGAGAAAAGGAACAACTCGGTATCGTCGCAACCGGAAGGAATCACACAATTCTTTCAACACGCGCTGGAGGTAAGTATTTCAGTGATGTTATACTAGGAGCTCCCGATAAAGAAACAGTCTACAATTTCTATGCCTTCGAAGATACTACAATCAAATTTTATATTGATTACGAACAAGGTCTTTCTTCACCTATTACATTTACTCCAAGCCTTGTTGAGAAGAAACGAGTCAAGGCGGGAGATTATGCAACTTTCATAACAAATACTTTCGGATCACCCGATCAACACATAGTTTTCTTTGAATCTACCGGAAACGTTGCCGGATCTACATACACGACCGCCGGAGCTCAGGACATGACTGTTCTTTCTCCTATGTCGAGTGATTATGTTTCACGAGGCGATCCAAACTCTCCAACCGGAGAATCGACGAAGTATCGAATCACTTGGGATCTGACTAACAGAAAACTTGATGCTGATCTTACAACTAATGTTCGTCACACAAATAGTGCCGACTCACCTCCAACGAATGCGATCTATGGAGTGGTTCATATCAACGATGGTCTTCAAGAGGCATCACCCGCCGATGGAAACGATAAATGTCAAGGTATTCCGGTAGGATACTGTAACGACACTTACTTGTGGCCGGATTCATTGACTGGTTATACGATTGTAAGTCCTTACGATAGTAACGAGATCAAAGCCTATCAGTTTGATTATTCTACAGATACTTGGGATCTTTACGAAACGATCACACCAACAAAGAATGTATCAAATCTGAGTGGAAGTTACTCGGGTGACGTAAGTCCAGCTGATAATTTTATAGGCCCCAACTCGCCACAGGCAGACGGCCTTTGGAAATTTGAAGGTCTCTATCCATTTGCTCTTTGGATCAATGATAAGTTGAAAGATGAAGAACTTGTTTGGGGTTGGAATAGAAAAGATTATAATCTTCCAATCTTTACTCAATTTGCAGATTATAATGGTCGAAAAGGCTTTGTCTCAGATGTGAATAAACTTCATGATGGAGACAAATTTCAAGAATTTTCATATATTATTAACACTGGTGTGTCAATTGATAGATGGAGAGATTCTTATAATAAGCTGGTTCACCCAGCTGGTTTGAAACTTTTTGCGGAACTTCAGATTGAAACTTTTGTTAGTAGAAGCGATCAGAATATCATACCAAACTACAACATTGGTGAAAATCCATTTTGGTATACGAATTTATACACGAGTCTTGGGAACCATACTCCATTTTATCAGCCTGGTTGGTTGGATGAATCGGGTCTCGTAAATATTTTCATTACACCTGCGGCATTTAATATGACGGTGGATGAATCCAAAGTTGATCAAGATCTTCTTTCGACATACGCTCTTCGATACGATACATCAACTACGGCGGGTGTTCTATCAATCAGACTTACTACTAATTATGTTGAGACGAATACTGATTATGTGTTGATAAATACATCTGCTTCGAACAAATTCCTTACAACAACAACATTTAATACGGGAAGAGACGAGGCAAGTAATTCTCCAAACTTCTCCGCATCTTCAGTTGAAACAGATTCCTATGTTTCTTGGAGTAGTGCGATAGATGCGATTGACACAAGCACAATTGGTTCATTCCAACAACCTTTGGATGTGACAAATCTCTCGTCTGTAAGAGCGAAACTTGGAGCAACAACAGCCGTAACCGAACATCAATCCTTGAAGGTACTTGATAGAGTCTCACCTCTTACTGATGTATTCTTCCCCGAAACAGGTGATCTTAATTTTTCACCTAATAATTCACCTACACTCGAAGCATCAGTCACAGAAACCTTCGTTTAGTCCAAAAAAGTTTTATAAATAATAGAAAGTATGAGTGCAATAATTACCGACGATTTTAGAAGAAACAATGCCGACGCTTTCGTTACGGCGATAAACACACTAGCAGTCGATTCACCCCTTAGTAAATCCACTGGATTCTATGTTGGGATCGGAAAGAGTGATCCTTGGCTAGATGAAACTGCTCCTCCAACTCCAACTGGGAGTGAACTAGAGAGACAGGATGTCCTTCAAAACCTGAACTCTATGAAGTTGATTGAATCCAACGAAGTAGAAAGACTCCTTCCAAAGACTGGACAAGCATGGGTCACAGGACGAAAGTACAAAGCGTATGATTCAACGGATAGAACCTGTTTTAATCAATCCGTTAGTGGTAGTTCGATTAACCAGTATGCTTGCTACGTTCATTTGAATGGAGTTCTATACCTTTGTTTGAGTAATAACTCAAATGGGACTAGTTCAGTTTCTCCTTCAAGTGCCGCAGCCGCGGATGGTGATGTTGGTCAAAATAGTGGAGACTCTTATATCTGGACTCGCATCGGAGTAATTCCGACCGCAAGTGATTTTGTTGACTCGACTACATTCTTTGAAATTCCGGCGAATCTATCCAGTGGCATTGACACAATTGGACTTCTTTATGGTTTCAAAGTTGTGAATGGTGGAGCAGGTTATAGTACCGTTGACGGTGCAAAAGCGGCAAAGCTTAGATACACACAACTCGACGGAACAACCGCAACAACCGCAGTGAAGATTAACGTGGTTGATGGTGTTATTACTTCGGTAGGAAATTCAACAGATGGATCTGCTCTCACTTTGTCCCAACTTCAAGCTTTTGGAACTGGTGCATCGAATGGTATTCGTAAGGCGAGTGTGATGTTCGACAGTGAACCCACGTCTACAACTCGTGCGGATATTCAACCTCTTTTTGCTCCAGCTGCAGGATTCGGTGCAGATAATTTAGATGTCTTTCCTCCTTTCTATGTAGGAATCGCGGCCGACTTTGTTGGAGGAGATGCTAATTCTGCTAATACGAACGAAACATTAGTTGATACAAAGTTTAGACAATGTTCTATTATTAAGAATATCGGGATGACAGCTGATGACTCTCCTCATGCTTTCAGTGTTGTCAATTCTCTTCAACGCTTGAATCTTTCTGCCTCAATAAGTGTTACTTCTGATTCGGGATGGTATTTTATTGTGAACACAAGTCTCGAAAGAGCTTGGATTGATTTTATTGATACCACAAATAATAAAATTTTCTTCCATCAAAATTCGTCAGCAGATATAACTCAAGACGCCATTCCTTCGAGTGGAACTGTCAAAGTGTATAATGCAGCCGATGTACAACAGGTTGAAATTGCATACGGATCAATCACGGCTCCTGAACACAATGCCTTCACTGGTAATGTTATCATGGTTGACAATCGTGTTCCTATCCTTCGAAGCAGTGTGCAGACCGAAAAAGTAAGAATAATTTTACAATTCTAAAGATCTATGCCTATTAATACCACACTCTATCAAACGTCTCCTTACTATGACGACTATGTTTCGTCGGGCAATGAGGCAAAGGGACATCTTAAGATTCTATTCAAACCCGGCGTTAGTGTACAGGTTCGTGAATTGAATCAACTTCAAACTCTTCTTCAAACACAGATCGACCGTTTAGGATCAAACCTCTTCGAGAACGGTAGTCGTGTATTAGATGGAGAAGTAGTATTTGATCCAAGTCTTTATTTCATTGACATTGTACTTAGTGATGTCGGCCTTGTTGTAAGTGGTACTTCTCCTTCTGCGGCTGACGTTGATGCGAGGATCAAAACATATCTGAAAAAGATTGATGAGGATGGTGGACTTTCTGCGGATGTAATCTCCGCCGAAGCATTGGTTGCAAATGATACAGAAACTACATATAGATTGTTTCTACGTTACACGAAGAAGACCGACGCTGAAACATTTTTCTCTCGTCTTCAGAATATTAGATCTAAACAGTCCATAAAGGATAACAATAATACCTCATCTGAAGTCACATCTACTGATGATGTAATCGGTGAAATTCAAAAGGTTGGGTTTGCGACAAAACTTCGTGTCAATAAGGGAGTCTTCTTTGTTGGAGGATATTTTGTAAATGTCGAAGCAACCGATGTTTTTATTGAAAGACCAAGCGAGAACACCCGTTTGACTGGTAAGTTGGCCTTTAAAGTATCAGAGACAGTTACAAACTCTGTTAGCGATACAACACTTGTAGACAACTCGACAGGAACACCAAATGCCTCTGCTCCTGGCGCTGATCGTTACGCAATTACTCTTTCATTGGTTCTTCTTACAGATCAGAATACCATACTGAATGTAGACTTCAATGCGAATAAAGTTTTTAATCTCACAACAAGTGCATCTTCAACTGATTTTGTTTCTCTTGTTACAATCGAAGACAATCGAGTTATTCGACCTCTTTCTGCTCAATATGCAGATGGGGCTGAAAGACTCGGAGGTGTAATTGCAAAAAGGACATTTGAAGAGAGTGGAAACTACACTCTAAATCCATTTATCATTGATGTGCGTGAAGCATACAACGATGGTGGAAATCGTGGACGATTCTCCGCAACAGAAACCTCTGATATCAATACACTCAAGTCTAAGTATGCGATGGGTATTGAACCTTCGACGGCTTATGTGGAAGGATATCGTGTTGAGTTAAAGAATCGCATAGAAATTCTTGCAGATAAAGCTCGCGATCAAGAGTTTGATGAAGCAGTTTCTGTCAATTCGGGTGAGCCAACTTACATTGAAGGTAAATTTACTGACGGAACTATACCCGACATTGAAGGAGACAACAGTCCTCTTTCAAGTTACGTTGTTCAAGGGAGTGGTTCAAAAACTATTACACCAACTGGAATTGAAAAGATTCGAGGAACAGGATTGAATACCGTATTCCGTTTGTATTTCAATCTTGGAACTGCGTCTTATAAGCAAGTAAATGCTGCAACAAATATTCTTGATCAAAGTGTCTCTCCTCAAGTTCAGTTCAATCCAACCGAAGCAACATTTAAGGTAAAGGGTAACAAAAAGTCAAGTAAAATTATTCCTCTTCCTCGTAAGGTTGTATCAGCAGTCAACGATGACGAAACAACCTTTGTCATTAGAAAAGAATTTACTGGAGCGGACACCGCTCAACTTACCAAGACCAACACTACTACAATAGTGTTAAAGGGAATCTCGGCTGCTACTCAGACCTTTTTCAGAAAAGATGTTAATGATTATATCGTATCAGATGGCACTACTTTCAAAGAAGTCAGCGCCGTAAGTTTCAATGCTGCTTTTACAGAAGTCACATTAACACTAAGTTCTGCGACATCGGCCGCGGTCGGAAGTATTTCTGCTATCGCATCAGTAAGAACCAAACTTACCCTTTCAACAAAAACATTAGTATCTGCATCAGTCACTAATGCTCCCTCTCCTAAAGGACTATCAACCGGAGAAGTTATTCAACTTGGAGTAAGCGATATCGTAGAAATAACATCTATCGTTGCAGGAGATGACAACAGTCCAGAACAGACTATCAAACTTTCCGATTTCGTTTTAGACAATGGACAAAGAGATGATTCTTATCAGAACGGAACGTTGACTTATGTTGGCGATGGTCTTACCGGAAACGTAACAATCAGTTTCACTCACTTTACACACAGTGGATCCGGTACTTATTTCACTCGTGAGTCTTATCCTACGACATTCGATTATGCTAAGATTCCGGTTTATAAGGGAAATCGTCTATCCGATGTTCTCGATTTTCGAGGAACAAATGGATCGGAACTTGATCCTAACACACAAATCAATCTCAAGCTTGACTACTTTCTACCAAGGTACGATCAATTGATTTTGACTCGTCGTGGAGAATTTCTTATCAACAAGGGAGTATCTTCTTTAGAACCTACTCTTCCTGAACTACCAAAGGGTTCTCTTCTTCTCTACAATCTATTTCTTCCAGCCTTTACTTTTGATGCAAAGGCGATTGATACAGAATATTTTGATCATCGTCGATACACAATGCGTGATATCGGAAACCTTGAGAAGAGAATTAAGAATATTGAATACTACACTTCACTTTCCTTGCTTGAACAAGAAGCAAAAGATAAAAAGATCTTTGATGGATCAGGTGAAAGATTTAAGAATGGTATTCTTGTTGATAGTTTCACAGGACATAATCGCGGGGCTGTAACAGATCCCGGCTACAAGTGTTCTATCGACTATCTTAAGGGTCAACTTCACCCATCTTTCGATATCAACGATGTCGAAGTAAGAGTTGATGGCACTAGTGATGATAATTTTGTTCGACTACCAACTGTAGCTACTGAAACAATCATCGATCAAAAGTTTGCCGCAGTTCACGAGTCTGTTATTCCTTATGGAACAAGTAACTATCGAGGAACTCTTCAACTCTCTCCTTGTGGTGACTCTTGGTACGAAGTGAATAGAAGGCCAGACTTGACAAACAATCCTGATGGCAATTACGATAATATTGAACAGGGTAGTGACAAGGAAAAAACAAACGGATCCGTTTGGAATGTTGCTCAAGTCAATTGGATGGGTTGGTATCTTGGAGGAGTTCTTGCAAGATCCGAAAAATACAATAAGGCACAACGAGCCGGAAGTACAACTCCAGCAGATTATATTACTCAGACCGAAACGGATCGAGTAAGAGAAAAACGAAGCGGAGATTCAAATGATGCTTCGGTTCGAGTTACTACTTCGAAAGATGCTATTCGCGAGAAAACTTCAGGTAATATCATAACTGAAAGGGAAGATGGTAAACTTGTTGAAACAACTCTAATACCATTCATCCGTTCACGCAGAGTCTACTTCAAGGCGATGGGTATGAAACCCAACACTCGACTCTACGCATACTTTGACGAAACAAATGTTACGGGTTATGCTACAACACTTGCGAGTGGTAATTTCGAAGATTTTCTCAATCGAAAAGTCCTTTCGGCTGCAAGAGTAGATTTCTATGATAAGAACGCATCTGAATCATTTGCATTGGTCAGTGATTCTCGTCGTGATCTTACGACAGATGCAAATGGAACAATTCAAGGATACTTCATTATTCCTAATAATACAGAATCTCGTTTTGCAACTGGTCAAAGAATCTTTACTCTTAGTGACACAAACAATGGAGTTAATGATCCTTTGGTTACAACACGAGCGAGAGCAAAATATGTTGTAAGTCCCGGCTTTGATCTTGAAGACTGCAATCTTAACGAAACTCGTCTTCCAGAGGTATCTGATCCAGATAATACAAACTATCCAGTAGAGTTTACTCCTAACACACCTGATGGTGTTCCACAATATGCTCTTGCAACCGACAAGTTCAACGTTGAGGAAGGTGAATCCTTTACGGTTACACTGACTACCGAAAATGTAGCGAATGGCACAAATGTTCCATACACTATCACAGGTGTTACAACCAGTGACTTGTCTGGTGCAACTGGTACTTCTCTCACAGGAAACTTCACAGTTCAGAGCAATACAGCTTCTATCACATTCAAGGCTCGTGTTGATTCTGAAACGGATGAGGCAGATCTCTTCTTGTTGAAATTGACGAATAATCCTGAACATCGAGTATCGGTTTCGATTGATGATGCTCTCTTTGAACCTTTTGATGGTGATGTAAGGTTTCTTGTAGGAGATCCAAATCAAGCAGCTAATCCATCAACTTACGCGACTGGAAACTGGTCTCCTTTTGAGTTCTGTAGAGAAGATCCTTTGGCACAGTCCTTTCAGTTGTCTGATGTTGGTATTCCACAGGGTGCTTTGATTAAGTCAATCGACATCTTCTTTCAGGCTAAAAACGATGATGTTCCGGTCACTATTCAGATCGTTGAAGTGGAGAATGGATTCCCAACTCAAAGGTTGGTAAAACATGGTGTAAAGACAATTCCATCTTCTTCAGTAACGACAAGTACAGATGCATCGACTGCAACAAACTTTGCTTTCCACTCTCCGGTTTATCTGGAAGCGGATCGTGAATATGCATTTATCGTAAGATCTTCAAGTGCAGATTATCGAATCTGGTTGTCAGAAATAGACAATACTGATGTTCTGACAGGTGAAAGAATATCTCGTGATCCTTATCTTGGAGTTGCCTTCCGAAGTGCAAATGCCTCGACATGGACTCCGGTGCAAACTAGGGATATCAAGTTCAAGTTAAATGCACACACATTCTTGAGTTCAACAGAAACGACTCGAACAAGAGCAGTCGGGCCAGGTACAGTTACGGAAACAGGAACAGGGAACTTCCAGTCAATTATAAAGAATGGCCCATTCAATGTTGATTCCGTTCAGTTCTCGCCAGGTCAGTTGATTCTTCCAAGAACTTCAATTGAGTACAAGTTAGTGGTTGGAGGAAGACGATATGATCTGAAACCTGATGGATCACACATGTATCTACCTTCAACAGTTTCAGTTTCTTCTGCCTCAGATATTAAGTTGGAAGCTAATCTGACTACTAATGATGAGTATCTCTCACCTCTTATCGATTTTGATCGGATCTGTTTGGTTTGTAATGGAAACATTATTAATAATGATGTTACAAATGAAACCAATGCGGCACATGGAAATGCAACTGCGAGATATATCACCAAGAAGGTTGTTCTCAACAATCCTGCTGATAAACTTAATGTTTACATCGGTGCTTTCAGGCCTGAGGTTGCCAACATTGAGGTATACGCAAGATTCGATGATGAAGTGGGAAGTCCTCAAACTCTTGATTTGAATGACGCACCATACACACTTGTTCCTTCTGTTCCAATTTCAGAAACTGCTGACGAAAATACACTTCAAGAGATTGAATATGAAATCGATCCAACAAACGATTTCTCTCAGTTCCAATTGAAGATCGTCATGACATCTACTAACGCAGCGAAAACTCCGATCATAAACGATCTTCGAGCAATCGCATCGATATAAGATGATACGAGTAGAAGGAGAAGTTAATTTAAGACGAGACAATCATTCACGAGCAATTATCAATGTAAGTGATGAAGACTATAAAGCAGCAAAACAGCGAAGATCCAAAATGCAACAGATTGATAATCTTACTGACGAAGTAAAGGAATTAAAGGATCTCGTTATGACACTTATAACAAAACTAGATAAATAGAATCATGGCAATCGCATCATATTCATCTGTTACTTACACACTAGATTCTCCTCCGCAACTAAATTCGCCCCTTGATCGGACTTATGTCACCAAGGCTAACACTTTTGACGAGTGGAGACAGTTTACCAATCTTCTTGCGGATGATCTTACTGATCTATCAACTGCGGTTCAAACCTTGGATGGAATCGATACTGCAACGGTTACTTTCACTAACAAGACTCTCACGAGTCCGGCTATCACTACACCGACAATCACAGGAAATACTACTTTCAGTGATGGTGCCTTTGACTTCAATATTGCAAGTCATGACGGATCGAATGGTTTGAAGTTAGCGGGTACTCTTGTTTCATCGTCTGCGGCAGAACTCAACAAACTTGATGGTGCCACAGTAACTACGGCCGAGATCAACATTATTGATGGTGGCACTTCCGCCTCATCGATAACTCCAGCTGATGCAGATAGGGTTGTGTATAATGACGGTGGTACGATGAAACAGGTTGCATTGTCTACCTTGGATACTCACTTCAGTGCCACCACAAAGACTCTTACAAACAAGACGCTCACAAGTCCAGTTCTTAATACTCCTACTATCACGGGTGACACAACTTTCAGTGACGGTACACACGATTTAGATATTGCAAGTCACGATGGTTCCAATGGTTTGAAACTTGGAGGAACACTTGTAACTTCTTCCGCCGCGGAGCTCAATAAACTTGATGGTGCCACAGTAACTACGGCCGAGATCAACATTATTGATGGTAATACATCTGCGACAGGAACAACAGTTGCCGATGCGGATAGAGTCGTATACAATGATGCAGGCACAATGAAACAAGTTGCCGTAACTGATTTGGATACTTTCTTCAGTGGTACTACAAAGACTCTTACAAACAAAACGCTTACTTCACCAACCATAGGTGGTACACTCACTCTTAACGCCTCAGCACTTGCAGGAACTGCGATCTTTAGTGCGGTCGATTCTCCGGGCTCTAGTATGCCCGAAAACGATGAGAAGATTCCAACATGTGATGCAGTCTTTGATTTTGTACAGAACCAATTAGCGCCAGGTGGTGTTTCAACTCTTACAGTTGCAAACTTTGCAGGTTCAGCAGTTCAAACTGCATCCGAAGTCGGTGGAACTGGTGGATCTATTGGTGATAATGACACATCTGTTCTAACTGCAGCTGCTGTAATAAACTTTGTTGAGGGTAAGGGATACCTCACTTCTGTAGACGGAGACATAGAATCTGTAGCAGCCGGAGTTGGTTTATCCGGAGGAGGAACAAGTGGTGCAGTTTCTCTTGCATTAGATTTTTCTGAACTCACAGATATGACTGGAGACATCTCTGGTACAACAGAATTTATACTTCAGGATGGTTCAACCGAAAGTCGAAAGGCTGCTTCAGAAATCAAACTTTCTGCATTTAACAATGACTCAGGATTTACAAGTAATACTGGTGATATCACGGGAGTGACTGCCGGAGTTGGTTTGTCTGGTGGCGGATCAAGTGGAGGAGTAACTCTTACCCTCGATATGTCAGAGTTGACAGACATGACAGCGGCTGTCAATGCATCAGAAGACGAACTTATCCTATTAGACAACGGTGCAGATAGAAGAAAACTTATATCAGAGATTCCCCTTTCTGCATTCAATAATGATTCTGGATTTACATCCACCAGCGGAGATATTACAGGAGTAACTGCCGGTAATCTTTTAGATGGTGGTGGAACTTCGGGATCAGTCACACTGAATGTTGATTTGAGTGAATTGACTGACATGACAGGTGCTGTTGACGGTTCTGCTGATGAGATTGTTCTTCTTGATGATAGTGTTCAAAAAAGAAAAAGATTTGCAGAGATAGGATTATCTAAATTTGATAATGATTTAACTGTCTTGGGTGTTACTGCCGGAACGATTACTGCTAGTAGGGCTGTAGTTGTAGACAGTAACAAGGATATAGGTAGTTTCCGCAACATAACTCTTACAGGAGAGTTGGACGCAGGATCTTTAGATGTATCTGGAAACGCAGACATTGACGGCACGTTAGAAGCTGATGCAATAACAGTTGCAGGAACTGCTCTTAATACAGTTATTGCGGGAACAACAGTTACAAACGCAACAAATGCAACAAATGCGACAAATGCGACAAACATTACAGCATCTGCCAATAACACCACAAACGAAACAGTATTTCCTACCTTTGTAGATGGTGCAACGGGGACTCAGGGAATTGAAACAGATACTGCATTAAGCTATAATCCAAGCACAAATACTCTTACGGCTGGAACTTTCAGCGGTGTTGGATCTTTCTCAACCTTTAGCGCCTCAGGTGACGCTGCATTTGATACTGACACACTCTTCGTAGATGTATCAGCAGATCGTGTTGGTATAAATGATTCCACACCTTCTCACTCCTTAGATGTAAATGGAACTGCTCGAGTAACCGGAGTTGCTACCTTTGATGGCACTATTAGTCATAATGTTTCCGGAGACGCTGGATTCTTTCCAGGCCTTATGCAAAATACTTTTGGATTGCAAAGTGAAGTGGCCTCCACTGCCTCGAACGGAAATTCATTACATATTGCTCGGAAAGATAACTGTCCTCTAAATTTAGGTACGGCAGTTGGAACCAGTTCAACCGACAAGGTTATAACCTTTAACGATACCGATCAGGCGAATGGAACACTTGGAGGACAAGATGTTGCTAAAGAGGTTGGTTCAATCAGTATCACAACATCCGCAACTGCATTCAATACATCTTCAGACTATCGTTTGAAGGAGAACCTTGTTGGGATCTCAGATGGTATAACAAGAGTCAAACAACTATCTCCAAAAAGATTTAATTTTATTGTTGATTCTGGTACAACTGTTGATGGATTTATTGCTCATGAAGTTTCTAGTGTTGTTCCAGAAGCGATTACTGGAGCCAAGGATGCGACTGATAGTAATGGAAACCCATCATATCAGGCGATTGATCAATCCAAGTTAGTACCTCTTTTAACTGCGGCCCTGCAGGAAGCAATCACTAAAATTGAATCACTTGAATCACGAGTAGCAGCATTAGAATCATAATTCATGCCTTCCGTATCTTTAACAAATGCCTTTGATATTACAAATCTCGACGTTGATGTTAATTTAACACTCTCGGGATTTAGTAATAGTTGCAATGGAGCGTATCTAAAAACCACAGATAAAACTTGGAAATTAGGTTCTACTCGCGAAATTGTTTACATTGCGGGGTCTTTTGATGCCTCACCACATGATGATATAGACGATAAATCGCGGTGGGTTTTAAGAGATGCAGCAAGTCCCTTTACAGTTTTCTTTATTGAACATCCAACGAGTGCAGCTGGTCATCCTACCGATGTAGTTTGGTCTAAGGGAGATTTTGCTTCTCCTTTAAATTCTCCATTAGATGCAACCGGAACAACTGTTGGTACAGTTGCGGCAACTACAAATCAGGATATTGGAGGAAGTGCTGACATTCGAAAGTTTACCAATCTGACTTCATTGAATTTTTCTCAGTTTGGTTTAACTTCTCTAACCGGAGATGTTACGAATAAGGATCTTACTTACGTCAATCTCTCGGGTAACTCAATCAGTAAACATCTTACAAGATTTCCGTTTGATTCGGTGATGGAAGAATTTATTATTACTGATAATGATTTCTTTGGACAACTTGAAAGGATTCCAGGCACGACAAAGTTCATCGATATTTCTGGAAACCTTATTAGTGGAGCAATACCAGCTTTGCAGGGAAATACTGTAATCGAGAAGTTCATTGCTCAAAGGACAGACCTTTATAACTCACCCAACTCTTATGCTGTTAATCAGTATGGAAGAAAATCTGTTCTCTTTGGAAATGTTCCAAATCTTGAAGGGTGTACAAATCTTACTCACTTCGATGTTTCGGGTAATGGTCTGGTTGGAATTGACATAAATTTTCAGGTTCCGTCATCCATTATACACTTCGACGTGTCAAACAATTCATTGACATTGAATACAATTAAGTTGATTCTAAAGGCTTTCAATCAAACCTTCCATTTAGACTCACCTCAAACCAGTGTTGCAGGTCAAGGAAGGACAATCAATGTAAGTGGAAATTATTACAATACACTAGATAGTCCGGACATTTTGAGTGACAACTCGCCCGGAGATTCTTATAGTTTAGGGTTTAAATCAAATCTTGAAAGTTTGGGTTGGACTGTAACGATATAATGTTATAAATAGACGATATGGCGGTATTTGCAAATTTATTTATTGATCAAGGATCTAATTTTACCTCGACAGTGACAGTTGAAGATTCTAATGATGATGCGGTTAATATTACAGGTTACACTTGTCGTGGACAAGTACGAAAGTCATATTCTGCATCTACCGCAACAAATTTTACAACAACGATCACCGATGCAACAGGTGGTAAATTTACCATAGCGCTTTCTCGCACACAAACAGGTGCATTGAAAGCAGGAAGATATGTTTACGATGTTGAGGTGATAAGTGCTGCCGGAGTGGTAACAAGAGTTGTTGAAGGACAAGTAACAGTAACACCAAGAGTAACACAACCGGATGATTACAGTCCAGGCTTCGGGTAATGGCTATTAAAGGAAAAATCAGTTCAAGCACCACTACGGCAAAAACAAGTTCGAGCATACCAGTTCGAGCAACAGTTATTGGTGTGGGTTCAGTAAATTCAATAGCGAACCTGACAGATGTTGATGTACCCGATAGTGGTGCAAGTGATGGATCGCTGTTACAGTTTAATGGAACATCAAACAAGTTTGAAGCAACAACGTCTTTAAACAATTCTAATTTGACTATACTTTGTGGAGGATTTTAACAAATGGCCGGAACAATAATTCGAATAAAACATAGCGATAGCAATAATGCTCCAGCGAACAATGATCTTGCAAAGAGTGAGTTAGCATATTCTTTCTCTAGTCACAACCTTTTTGTTGGTGAAACAGTAGGATCGGATGTCGTTGCTCGTGCGGTCGGTGTGTATCCTGCTGGTGCGACTGCCGCAACTCCTGCTGACGCTGATCTCTTTACTTTCTATGATGATAGTGATAATCGTATTAAGAAGGTAACGGGTACTAATCTTAAGACTTATCTGAATAGTGAAACTCAGGCTCTCACTTCTCTTACGGATGTTACCATCGCATCTGCTTCCTCTGCACAAATATTGGTTCATGATGGTTCGGGTCAATTTAAAAATGTATCTGTAAGTGGGGATATTGCAATTGCAACAAATGGTACTGCAACGATTCAAGCGAATAGTGTTGCTCTTGGAACAGATACAACCGGAAACTATGTAGGAACAGTTACTGCCGGAGAGGGTATTGCATCAACGGGTGCGACATCTGGTGAAGGTATTGCCCACACAGTTTCTCTAAAAAATTCAACTAATCTTACTAACACATACGTTCCAAGATGGGATGATAGTAATACTCAGTTTGTCAATGGATCGATTTTTGACGATGGTGCAGGAACGATCACAATTAAATCTTCTGATTCTCCGGAGACATCTACGATTCGTGCGAATGGTGATCTCATCTTAGATCCTGCTCCGTTTGATTCTCCTTATACGGATTCCAGTCCAGAAGCAGGAGGTAATGTTTACATCACTGGTAATCTGATCGTAAACGGATCGACCACAACAGTCAATTCAAATGTTGTCAATGTTGGAGACTCGATCATCACGTTGAACAGTGATGAAGCTGGTACACCTTCACAGGATGGTGGTATCGAGATTGAAAGAGGAACTTCAGCTAATAAAACTTTAATCTGGGATGAGTCCGAGGATGAGTGGTCAATTGGATCAGAAAAATTTAAGGCCGGAACATTCGAAGGAAACCTTACGGGGAATGTAACAGGTAATGCGGATAGTGCAACAGTAGGAACAAACGTAACTGCTACCGCAAACAATTCTACGGACGAAACAGTATTTCCTACCTTTGTTGATGGTGCAACAGGCACACAGGGGATTGAAACTGATACCGGATTTACATACAATCCAAGCACCGGAACACTTACTAGTACGATCTTTGCGGGTAGAGCAACAAACATCAATGGTGGTGCATCGAATCAACTGGTTTATCAAACTGCCGCAAACACAACTGGATTTGTTGCGACGACCGATAATGCCGATGGATCTCCCGCAGACAACTTAAGCGGAAAGGTTCTTGTACAACTTTCAACTGGAGTTCCCGCATTTTCAAGTGTTCTTGACGGGGGAACTTTCTAGTATAAATACAGTCAGAAAGGTCATCAATATGGCCTAAAACTCGGTCTCAATAGACCACAGAGAAAGATTTTTATCTATGGGAACATCTATACGCCTTAAGAAGTCATCGGTTTCATCAAACGCTCCTAGCACGTCAGATATTGACTTTGGAGAGTTAGCGATCAACTATGCAGATGGTAAACTTTACTATAAGACATCATCGAATTCCATAGACCACTTTGCGGCATCTTCGACGGGTGACATCACTCTTCTTACTCCAACCGCCGGAACCGTAACTGCGAGTAAGGCGGTAATTGTAGATAGTAACAAAGATATAGCTAGTTTTAGAAACGTTACTCTTACAGGTGAACTTGATGCAGGTAGTCTTGATGTTAGTGGTGATGCAGACATCGACGGTACTTTAGAAACAGATGCGTTATCGATCAACGGGACATCAGTATCATCAACCGCTGCGGAACTCAATCTCTTAGATGGGTCTACGGCAAACACCGTAGTAAACTCAAAGGCTGTTATATACGGATCTGGTGGTCAGGTCGCAGTCACATCTCTTTCTGGTGCATTGGCCAACGGAGTCACTGCAACCACTCAAAGTGCCAGTGATAATTCAACTAAAGTCGCGACTACTGCGTATGTTGATAATGCAGCTGCGGATAATCTAGCAGAGATTCTTACTGCGGGTAATACGACTGGATCTACCAATCTTGTTGTTACTGCTGGTCAGTCTATCACAACCGACACGATTGCAGAAACCACTTCTGGATCTGGTGTAACGATTGATGGTGTTCTGATAAAAGATAATGCAATCACTGCATCTGGAGAAATCGATGGTGGTTCGCTAGACATATCGGGTAATGCAGACATCGATGGTACTTTAGAAGCTGATGCAATAACGGTTAATGGTACAGCCTTAGCCACGGTCATTGCAGGTACAACTGTTACAAATGCAACTAATTCTGCACATGTTTTAGTAACTGACAACTCGCCGAGTACCGATGAAGAAAATTTAATTACTTTTGTCGAAGGTGCGACCTCAACTACAGGTAATGTTGGTTTGGAGATGGAAAGTAATTTTTCCTATAATCCAAGTACGGGAACAGTTAGTGCGACAATTTTTAAAGGTAACATTGATGCAGTAGACGGAGACTTTGATGGAACTTTAGAGGCAGATGCGATCACTATTGGTGGCACTGCGATAGCGTCTATCTTCAGTCCCATTGCAGGCGGCGGAGATATAGTAACGACAGGGGCTCTAAATTCTGGTTCAATAACTTCTGGATTTGGTTCTATTAATAACGGATCTTCTGCAATAACTACTACAGGTGTTGGCTCATTTGGTTCTTTAGACATATCTGGGGATATAGACATAGATGGCACTACTAACTTAGATGCCGTAGATATAGATGGTGCAGTAGATATGGCATCTACTTTGACTGTTGCTGGAGAAATCACAGCCAACGGCGGCATTGCATTGGGCGACAACGACAAGGCTACGTTCGGTGATGGTGATGACCTACAGATTTACCACGATGGTAGCCATGCAAGGTTGCGAGAAATTACTGGTGATTTTAGAATACAAACAACCTCAAGTGGTGTTAACGCATTAGTTGCAAAACAAAATGCCGAAGTTGAGTTGTATCACGCAGGTTCAGTCAAACTAGCTACCACCTCCACAGGTATAGACGTAACTGGCACAGGTTCATTTGATACTTTAAGTATATCCGGAAATTCGACTCTGGGAGATGCCAGTGGTGATTCCGTAACGATCAATGCCGCTACAATTGTCTTGGCGAATGTCGCAGCCGGAACAGATAATACCGTTTTGGTTTACAATGGATCAAGTGTTGTCACAGACGAAATCGATTCTCGGGTTTGGGGATCCACACTGGTTGATGGATCTGGAAACGCAAACACTCTAACCAAATGGAGCGATTCTAATACAGTTACTAATAGTTCAATTAGTGATGATGGTTCGACGGTCACTATTGGTGCAAACCTCACAGTCAACGGAACAACCACAACGCTCAATGCGACCAACTCAGTTGTTACGGACAATCTTTTCGAACTTAACTCGGGTGCTACAAGCAATGCGAATGACTCGGGTAT